CTGAGCTTGTGAAAAAGGTACCAGTTGATTTTCTGTTTGAGTACCTAAAGGCTGTGAAAATAGTTGAGAATTACCTTGACCTACAACAGGAGTCTGAATAATTGGATTTGCAGGCTGTACTGACAGCTGAATGTCGTCTAAAACAAGTTCATATTTTTGTATTTCGCTGTTATAAGTATCTTCAGACTTAATTGCACTGCCGGAAATAGCAAATTGGACTCTTGGTAAAAGACTAGGTACTGATGGATGTTCGCCTAATGCTAATTCAAGCGTTATTCTATAGGTATTTCCTTGGAAAACATAGACACCACCGTCATTATATCCGCCAAATGTCGTCTGACCATCATCGTCCATGTCTTTAGACGTATTAAATGTAGTTCTAAAATGAAGTGGATTTGTTTCAGACTGATATGCATTGATAAATGCTGTATCAATATCAGTCGGCCATTGTATTCTTTGAGAGTTCATCATAACGCCGTTGTTCAATGACATTTCCAAAGTAGTAGCTCCAACTGAAGATCCAGAACTATTGTACGCTAATGTAGCACCAGCGTTTAACGACGAATTACCGCCATGTAAACAACTTGGAATACTTTGCAATCTAGCTTTGTCTGCTCGCCAATATCCGTCAATTATAGACTGTGTAATAAAAAAGCCTAAATCTTCTTGAACACCGACTTCATCGTCATGAGTCAATAGCTCTTGCGCAGCAAGGTCTTGCTCGGCCATTACAGTAAATGTTTGTATACCTTGACTTTTTATACTTGTACGTAATTTTCTAATTTGGCCTGTTTCAGGTTCCATGTTTGCAAATGAAACTTTTGCAAAGCTTACGGTGTTTACACTCTGAGTAATAAACGGTACATTAAAGTCTTGAAAAGAACAAGTAAATCTAGTAGCAGGAAAGCTTTCAAATTCAATATCATCAAACGATATTAATGTACCACCTGCATTTAGATTGGCCGTTCTTGGTGGAGGAATTTCCGTTTTAACTATACCTTCAATTGGTGGTTGAACTACGGCCTGTGTTTCGCTTATTACATCTACAATAATAGGTCTATACGTAATACTAGATATTGTAGAATATCGGCCTAAGCCACTACGCTGTTGTAACGTTTGATTTGATTGAATGTCCGGTACTGCAGCTGTAAACTCTATTTCACCGCCAATCATACTCGATGAAAAGAAACTTGTTGTCGACGTAATTCTACCTTGACCCTGTGATGCACCACCTCGTCCCAGAAACGATTCATATTGATAGCTCATGTTCGTCCCTGACAAATTGTATTCAACAGTTGCCAGTCCACCACTAGGTATAATGTAGTTTTTAATCTTTTCTTGTATAGTAGATCTAGGTGATTGAAGTAAAATAACTTCTGTATCATTTTGCACATTAGGTCTACATACAACGCGCCTTGTCCATTTGACATTTATAGAATTAGCAAGCGCAGCTGGCACAGCCGATCCGTTTGGTCTTCGTGCAGCAGTACCCGCAATTGTTACAGTAGCCATTCCACCAGGTGTGTCTGAATAAACATACACAGCAACAACCCTATTAGAAGTGTTTGGTTCTAGATAATCTAGTACTTCGTGGTAAATTACATTGCCTGTAGAGTCAGTAACTTCAACAAGAATATCGGTACCAGGTTTTAAGAAGTCTTTGTTTCCACGGAGCTTAAATAAATTTTTACCACCAGTAAATCTAGTTGGCATGTCGCTGACTTCAAAATATCTTGAATCGAACTGACTGTCATCTATAAGTACATTTTGTTGTAAAAGGTTTTTGGGTTGATTCCTTTTACGCATAAATCTTAGCGGCATTTATTCTCCAGGATGTCTGCATGTATACACGCATCAATAATAAATATCAAGTCGAAATAGAACTAAACCCATCCTTAACGTCGATGGTAAGTAAAGAGTCCGGCATATCCTTCATAATATCAATGTGAGATATAATAATGATAAAGTCAAACAGAGTCTTCATATATTCGAACATTGTAGCAATGCACTGCATGTTATCACTATCTAAATTACCAAAACCTTCATCAATTGCTATAAAATTAGGTCTTGGTAGACTACTGATCTGTATCAGTCCGATGCGAATTGCTAGTGAGCTTATAAACTTTTCCATACCTGAAGCTAGTGAAAGGTCCCAGGGTTCATCTGAATACTTGATTAACGTATGAATGTTTTTACCATCGGTCTTGAAATGTATAGTAAAGTCGACTATCTGTGATAGTATATCGTTAACTTCAGTTTCCAAAACAGGCAGACTATCACTTATGATTTCATACGGTATTCCGTCCCTTTTAATTGCCGACATATATAAATCATAGGCTTTCATTTCAAATTCTAAAGCATGAGCCCTGGTCATTGTACTAAGAATATTGTCTATGTCATATTGCGCACGCTTTCCATCAGATGCTGACTCAATCTTGTCTTCTTGTAATTGTGAAAGTTCATCTTCAATAGCGTCTAATTCAAGTTCTAATTTTTCGATCTTACTTCTACATTCAGTATTATGTTGTATGTCGTCTTTAGACTTCTCGTACTTTGTAATATTATCGTTGGCTATCTGGATCTGTTCAAATTTACTAGTCATCTCGTCATTCAACTGTTGTAACTTTACAACTAAGCGCTCTGACATAATCTTTGTACCGGATTTCTTAAGTAAAACTTTATTATGCATTTCCTTAGTTTTACTAGCATCAGCAACCGTCTTCAACTGTTGATTAATTTTTGAGAGATCTTCTGTGGCTGTTGTCAGCTTACCTTCTAAAATAGGTAAACTTTTCTTAGCTTGCATTGCGACTTTAACAAACTCGTTATTACAACAGAACTCGCATTCAGGATCATATTCGTGAGATTCAAGATGGCTAATAGATTTCTTATCCTGATCTATTTTTACCTTTAGTGTAGATACTTCTTTAACAAGATCGGGCTTCTTAAATGTATAGGATTCAAGTAATTTTAGATTATGATCAACGTTTTCAATATCAATTGTAGATAGGAAGCTTTCACATTTAGCAAGTGTCTGTTCATGCTCGTTGTTCTTATCATTTAGTTCCTCGATATTACCTTTTATAGTATTAATGTCACCAGTATAGTGTTTGATATTATCATATTCAGACTGTACGTCGACATGCTCAATGTCTCTCAAATTTGCAGACATACTACTTATCATTTCTGCAATAGCCAGCTTTTTGCTCTTGTACTCATTGACTGAATTGTCTATAGATTTGACAGATTCCTTAGACTCATTTAGCTTTTCTTTGGCCTGAGATAGTAAACCGGAATAGTCAGTTCTCTTAAATTCCTTTAATAGTGACCTAATATCGGAAACTTCATCAGATGCCAGATCCTGTAATTGCTCGAACACTGTGATGTCTAAAAATTGTGAAAGCAAATCTTTCTTTTCTGTTTGGCCTTTGTCGATAAAGCCTGTAGCAGCGTTCTGCGATGACAGTGCAGTTAATGTAAAATCGTCATAGCTTCCTAGATATCGACGAATGATAGAATTAGTTTCTGATCTCTGTTCACCGTTTAACGTTATCTTTTCGCCTGAGTCGTCAATTGTCCAAAAGTTTACATCACATTTTACTCTACCTGAAGCTCGTCGTTTAGCCTTTCTTTCGATATAGAAAACTTGTTCATTAGCTTCAAACTTAAAAGTACATGAAAATGTATCTCGTGCATTGTTCATGACACTGTCAGCACGAGTCGTTCGACTACATCTGTCAAATATACAATACGTAATAGAATCCAACAGAGCAGATTTACCAGTATGGTTCTTAGCAAAAAGACCAATCAGACCATCCATCGATTCAAAATCAAGTTTATTATTTTCACCATAACTAAACATGTTTGAAAATTCAAATGACAAAGGTCTCCAGACAACGTGCCGAATTGTATCTGGTACAATTATGTCTTTGTTTAACTTTTCATTGATCTGCAAGACTTTATCAACTGTTTCTGCATCTGCACTGTGAACCCTGTCTAAATATGACTTGATCAACGTGTTTTGATATTCAACGTCTCGAGTATTAATAGCTCTTGTAGATGTCTTGTTTTCCAAATCCTGCTTTAGCAGGTCTTGTTTTACTTGAACAATATCAATAGGTGTACAGGCTGTTCGAACATTAGTTATGATAGATTTCAACTCAGCTTCAGTTGTGTCAGTATGGAATATCTTTATTCTAGGATTTACAGGAATATCGGATATGTCGCCTATTTTACCAGACTCTACATAAATTGTATAGTAGGCATATGGGTTATTGATTTCATGAAATTCAGGCTTTATTGTATTTAAGTCCCAAATAGTATATCCATGGTTCTTGTAACTTTCTCCAAAGTTTTGTTGTATTAAACTACCTGGATAGTAAATTCGCCCGTCGTTGTCAACAAATTGTCTTTTGTGTATATCACCTAATAAAGCCAAGTCAAAGCCATCGAAGTCCGAAGTTTTTACAGAATCAGAACTTATAGTATATCCGACATCAGTCTTAGAATTGTACACAGGCCCATGATATAGAGCAATATTGATTTCATTTGTACCGCACTTTGGCCAATCTTGTTTATCTGTTGCTATTTCAAATACTGAAAAGTCTATGTTACCAAATTTATAAATTTCAGCTTTATTAAGATAGTGTAAGTTATCGTGATTTATGTTATTAATGATCGGTGAAAGTGCATCAAGCCTTGACTCATTATTTAGATTTGCATCATGATTACCCATAATAAGAACTGTCGTTCTCAGTTCAGCAAGGTTAAATAAAAACTCTGAAGTAAGATCAATCAGCTCAGGGCTAATATCAATTTTACTATGAACAATGTCTCCGCCGATATAAACTAAAGTAGACTCGGGTGTATCGGCAACAGCCTGATATAGTTTTCTAAATGCTTCACGATATTCCTTGTGACGAGTAAAATTTCTAATATGTATATCTGCAATATGTAGAATGTGTGTCCATTTATCTTGCATAAAGTTTATACTCCATAAGCTTTGAAAATGTTAGCTTTTCTGTATTGTTAATTAACTGTTGGACGGCTTCTTGACCCAATTCATTTGGATCTTTACCAGGTAATTCAACGATATATGTATTGAGTCCATAAGACAAAAACTTCTCTGCATGTGATATGGCCATGGTCAAAGCATCGTTGTCTAGTATCAGATTTATACGCGGCGGTTTATTAGATACGATGGCTTGAATTAGTGACTTTGAAAGAGTTTTTCCAAACAAAGGTATTGTATTATCACCTGTAGATATTGCGTCAAATGCACCTTCAACTATGTTAACTGGTTCAGACCAGTTTATGAATAACTCCTGACCAACAATGTCACGACCGCATGGTGGGTTCAAGAACTTATAGTCAGTTTCATAAAAGGCCCTTGTAGTAAAATAGTTTAGATTAGCATCTGCGTCATAGCTCGGTATAATGATCATGCCACTGTATGACCCTGACTCAGCATAGCCGATATTGTAACGTAAAACATCATACATAGACACATTACGCTTCATAATATATCGTACTGCATTCATATAATCTGGACTTCTTTGATTGCCCTTGTATAATGGTATAAAGCCCTTGGGTAATGACAATTCATTATCGGATTTGACTTTATATTTACCAGGCCTCAGAGTTCTAAAGAACGATATAATATTAGTTGGTGCGTCTAATTTTTTAGCCAAAGATACTAAGCTACGACCTTTAGATCCACAAACCCAACAGTGCCATGCATGTGAAATTAAGTTGACATTGAACTTGCGTTTTGGATGTTTACAGAAGGGGCAATGGAACTGAAGTTCATCATTCTTAGTTCTAGGTTTACCTAATAAACCCTGTAGTGCCTTTTTAATGTCAGTATAATTCACATTACAATATAATCAATTTATTTTGATTCGGAAAGTAATTTCTTACTAATATCAGGTGGTAATTTTACTGATAACCATTTTCTAGAACCAATGCAATCATTGTAATAATCGTCACGTAAAATAACTTGTTTTCTGTGTTGAATGTTTTCTTCTAGATAGTTAACCTGACCTTTTGTTTTAGCCATGATCAGTATTTCAAACTTAAACTTAGACTTGCCGTGCTTGACAATATCCTGATTCAAATGTTTAGAACTTCCAGTATAAGTACGCCAATCCGATTCAGTACGTTTAACGGTTCGTCTGGCTTTACCTTTCTTTTTTATCCTGCGGGTCTTACCAAAATATTTACGGCCAATATACTTTTTATCGGTTAATTTATTTGTAATTTGGTATACAAAACCGTAATAGCTTTCAGGAACTTCGTGTAAAATTTTACCTTGATATAACCAGTGACTTGTCATTAAGTATCCCAACGAACAACGAATGTTTGATCGTAATGTTCAACCTTTCGTAACGGTCTTCCCAACTTGCCAATTGCCATTAGCGTATAATCGTCGTCATATAAACCGATAGTCGTGATATAAGGGTCCCAGTTGCTAGATGTAACGAAGCCTTTGATAGTAGGATGTTCTGCAGTTGCATCATCAGACAGTATACTGGGATTCTGAGACATGTTAAATTCGCGATCAGAGATCATGCACACATATTCATGTTCAGTAAGATTTACAGTGTTCTTAAAACCAACTGATGCGTCTTTATAGAAATTATCGTACGTATGAATCTTACTAGTAATGGTGGCAATACCTTCGTCGTAAAATATATTACCTAATTGTATACTCTTGTAGTTCGCGTAAAGTTGTGAAGGTTTTGCACCTAAATCATCGGTCCAGACGTCAAATCTATATAAGTCAAATCCACCAAAAGCAAACAGCTTTTTATCTTTAGGTATCGGATCAGGCGCCGTTACAGCGTCGTATTGTGATATGTCAGGGTCAACATTTGCCCATCCTGCGCCTATACTAATGACTCTATCTTCAGGATTAAATAGAGTAGCATCGGCTGCTGATATAAACCCTGCAAGAGTCAGGGTCTGTGATGCACCGGTTGAATGATTATCTACAGTAACAGATGCTCTGAATGTTGACGATATTCTAACAGTTACAGTTCCAGTTTGTTTGTTTCCAATTATAGTACTCATGTCTATATTTGTTTCAGCACCGTTTTTGAACGTCTGTAGCCGTAACGAGCCTCCAAGTCCAGATAACTTAGTTATATATACGAGTCTGGCGAACAAGTTCTGTGGATTACTACCAGCATTATCAGCAGGACCTATTTGCCACAGAGTTCGATATTCGTTATTACCGGGATCAAAGGCAGTATCGGGTTTAAAAGAAGCAATTATAGTCAAGCCTTGCCAATGACTGCAATTACCAATCTTTCTCGGTAGTTTATCAATCCAACCAAAACTAGCTGAAGGCTGAGTAGTTCTTCGCCAAAGTTCAGTTTGACCATCCGCAGTTGTAACACCACCAGTACCCGTTATTCTAAGAAAGCTACCTGTATAATTATCATGAACGCTATATGGATCGTTATATTCAATAGTGCCTGACGTGTTAAGTACATTATAGAACTTGCCGCGCGCTTGCTGAGTATAAGTCTTGTTAGTATATTCTTCAATGGTTCGACTTTGTTGATATAAATCGTAATGAGCCGATACATTTGCAGAAAAAACTCGATCAGTTGAATATGTAGACAGACGGCTAGATCCGTCATCGTAAGCAGCATTTAACAGTCGACCTTCACCGTCATCAACTATAGTAATTGAACCTGAAGTCATTGTAAAACTTCCAGGCTTAATGCCTTCACCGGACATCAAACTAGGAATACTGATTACTTGTACAGTATCATCCCAACCTCTAGGTGCCTTATAATTGTCAGTAAACTTTGGACGATAAAAAGGAGCGACTACAGCAGAGTGTATATCTCGTTTAGTAAAGCCGTTAGTAGTAAGAGGTTCGGAGCCAGACGTATACTCAGATTTGCCATAAATTCCTTCATAGCCAAAAACCGAAACTCCATCAAACGAACCCGATCCACCAACAAGTTGTACATCATACTCCTTATGAGCTGTATGGTTCGTAATGGACTTGGCTGCTATACGCTTAAATGATCCAGCCATTATTTACCTTTTAGTATTCTAGTCTTACTCTGATTAATGCTTCTCTATCAAATGATTTAAGCAACGGCTTACTTAGTTTAGCAACCGCATTCAATGTTCCATCAGTGTCATATAGTCCAACTGTAGTGATATAAACTTTAGGATCACCGACCATAGTTGCATGTCTTAATTGACCTCGAGATCCAGTTGTAAAGCTAGGATTACTTGAGTAGTTATATCTATAGTTTGGTATTCTACAGAAGAACGTTTGACTGTGAATATTTTCAGTAGCTCTTGCTGCGAAGTATTCACTACCAGAAACTGCTCTGTATATCTTATTGACGTTTTCGTTCAATTTACTTGTTACAGCAATTGAATCGCCAGTTCCATCGTAAGTAAGATTTCTATTTGACATAGAGATGACGGCTGATGCTGAAACTAAACTAGCATCGAGTACAATTACACCGTAATTAGGATAAACTTTTCCATACTCTGCAGCATCAACTGTGCCTGCTGGACCACCAGCAATAGTTCCAGATACAATTGAAAATGGGCCATCGCCAAGGTCTGCACTTGCGCTATTGACCTTATTGTCAACTAGTCTTAATGTTTTACCATTTCCGCCGCCTGCAGGGGGACTACCCGATATATGTAGTTCCCAGTTACCTGCATCCAATCTTTCTTTCATTCTGTTACGATACATTGAAATAAAGATACAGTCTTCTGCATCGGATCCATTAATTTGAAATGCATTATCAGTATCAGCTTTGTCTTCGAGCAAAGCAGCCATCTGACCGTAAATAGCACCTGTAAATGTTTTTCCTACTGACTGACCTTCAAGCGTTGTAGATCCAGACCCAAATCTGTGTCCGTATGCAATACTAAATTGAGGTTCTTGTGTAGAATCTACCTGCGGATCTTCACGATATACATCTAGAAAATATTCACCACTTGAGCCTGACTGTGTAGAACTGGTAAACATTTGATTCGTAAGAGTTCCATCATTCCCGGACCAAGCAGCGGTATTCAATCTTTCACCTACAGCATTTACAACAATATCACCAATATTACCATAGCCAGCTGATGTTGCATCTGCAAGCTGAAACACCGTAAATACTTGGGCTATCAAGGCTGGATTTACAGCAGGAATAGGCGCTGGAGTCTCAGCTTGTCCATTTCCTGCACTTGGAAGATTGTTATTAGTATTAACGTTTCTGTCAGCTAAAGGACCTATACCACCGTATGTTTGTTCGTCTCCGATTACCATCAATTACTCCTTATAGAATCAATGCAGGATCTTGATTTACAGTGATCTGCTTTTGTATTGTTAGTCCTGTACCAGAATGTACAGCTGTAATAGTTGTGGATTGTGCCGAAACTAGTGAACGACCTCTAAATGTAATGGTCGCACTTCCATCACCAACTAGTGTATTAGTTGCAAACAGGCCTGGAACCTGTTGACCAGGGAAGTATGCAATATCACTATTTGCAATAACAACTGTAAATCGACCAGGATTAGACAAGTTACTAACAGTAATACTGAATGAACCTTCTACTGGACCATCAAGTGTAATAGTAGCATCGGCCGGTGCAGTTGTTGCATAAGGTAAAGTAGTAATGTTCTTCGGTAAAGTCATCAACTTGTAACGAAGCATTTTAGACCCATCAGGTACAGCTTCAGTCAATGGCATATTCTCAATAGCCTGACCATAATAGTTTGATCCTTGAGAATGGTTGATATCCCATAGTCGATAATCGATTTCATCATCTGCAACTGCAAACTGAGTTATATTAAATGTACCAGCAGCTAATCTTTCTCGACCTTTTTTAGTCAGAATTGCATCAACTGTAATAGTACTTTTGTCTAAAAATCCCATTGTATTCTCTCCTGTTAGTATAAATATAGACTTTTATTTTATCTTATAGTAATTTCTGGTGCCGTTATACTTGGACCGTTGGTCTGTACAACCGGTGTATTTGGATTGGTTTCAACTACTTCAATAGCAGCTTTGATATTAGGCATTAAACCTTCAAAGGTTATAGTTGGATCGGAACTTGCGTACGATATAATTCCACCAATAGATCCAGCGATAGTTCCTAGCTTACAGCCATTGTATTGTAGATTTTGTATAGCAAGTGGAGTATAGTCTTGTACTTCAGCTTCAACTAACGATCTACTTACAAAGGAACCAGTTGCGTCAGTAGTATATTGTATTCTCTTTTTAAGAATAGACTTACGACCTGAATAATATACTGGAACATCTAAACTTATAGTATCGCCTATTCGATAATAGCCTGTGTTTGATGTTACAAAACTAGAAGGATGTATTCTAGTACCCTCATATGAATAATCATATCCAAAAATAGATGTAGCATCTATATCGGCAATGATAGCTCCGTTAAATCTACCAGTTGGATCAGGGTCATCGGCCAAAGCTAAGGTTTGAATAGGTACTGAACCAGTTGCACGAACTATATTAGGTACAGATGCAGCAGTGTTATTACCATAGCTGACGTTTTGCATTGACTCTGAATACTGCTTAACTGTATTTCGCTCAAGTAAAGTTGGCGCTACAAGTAGACCGACCTGCTTGATTGACCTTGCAGGTAGCATTTTGTCAATTTGCTTAAACAAAGACTTGTCAAAATACTTTAACACGTTCATATATGCAGCAAAAGTCAAACGATTGTTGTACTTTTTCCAATAGTAATTTCTAATGTTCCTTAATTCAGCATATTCGCCTCTGTATCGATCTCTTGGATTTCCAACAAAGTCATCAAATGATGTTCCGCCTATTTCATGTGCCATGTCAAGGTCAATTTCATGTGTAGGACTAAAATATACTCCGACCAAAGCGCTGTCAGGACCGGCTAAATTAAGTGAGCTTGATACAGAAGATGAATTTTGATAAAGTTCAGTTGCAGAATTAGCAGGTGCTATTCTAATCTTGTCACTGATAGCCGTGTTACCCGCTATATCAGGCATACATGTATAGTAGGTTTCTTCTTCGTATGCATAATCACTAGTTTCAACGCCAGTAAAGCCTGAAGCAGTTGCTGTCAACGTAGTTGATCCTGATCCTGGGCCAAATGGGTGCGTAGGATATAAGTGACTAGATGAAATAAAACTATTACCAGTACCTATATCAGCAACTACATTATCAGTACCGAATGTATAACGTGTTATTAAGTCAGTAAATGACGCCGTATAACTATTACCTTCAATAGATAAAGGTGATAGTGTATGATTGTCGTAAGCATCAGAGGCCAAAGCAGTATAATGTGGAGCACTTACATCAGTATGGAACCAGCTTCTGAATTCCTGAATTGATCCTGATATACCGGAAGGTCTAGTAGTAGTTCCATATGAAAATCCAAATGAGCTAGTACCAATAGTTACAGCCTTCTCATAGGTATGAGAACCAGGAGCTCCATATTCCATGTTCCAGTTGCCATTATTCTCATTTTGTGATGCACCGGCAGGTACTGTTATTTCACAACTTGCAGTATGTGTTATTTTAGCATTTGAATATTCAGCAGACTTCTGCGCAGATGCTTTAAGTAACCAATCAGCGCCGCTGTCGTTCTTTCTTTTAGCATCTACACCGGCTCTTGTAACCTGTATATTATACCAATCATTGTCAAAAAATGGTAAAAATGGTGAAGATGCTGATAGCATATTGCTACTAGCATTACTTTGAGACACTTTACTGTAATATAAATGTAATTGTCCATGATTACTCATAGACGAGTTAGCATTTGCGGCACTAATGTGAGGTTCTAACGTTAATCCCCAATAAGGTGTAGAAATTAGACAACTGGCAGTCTGAGGATTAGTAGTATTAATCAACTTAGGGTTAATTCTTAATTCATATCCGTCAGGTGCAGGTGATCTAGAATCATAAGACTGTGTAAGAGCACCGACAGGGCACTGTATAGCACTTCCTGTTCGCATTCTAATACTTCTATTGAACTTTTGATAGGTTCTATAAGTATTAGCAGTCTGTACTTTACTTTTTCCACCATATTCTACAATTTGTAGTAGACTATTAGGCATACCATAAGTTGCAAGTAATGCCTTTATGCCCCTTTCAGTACCTCGAGTCTTGAGAAGATGTGGTAAATTGTTAATTGTTCTGTTCCAGATCTCCTTTGTTACATCTGCAGTAGGTATTTGATTTGAATCAGCATTAACAGTATATCCACTAGCAGTAAAGGGTGTTCCAGCATAATATGACCACAGATCATCAATAGAATAGCCTGATTGAGGTTCCCAGCCAAGACTAGAAAGAGCATGATATACGACATCCTTACTTAAACCGACATCAAGTTTTTCATTTCTGTTGTATAATCTATTGATATGGTCAACATAAGTCCAAACTTGATCAAAGTGCTGGCCAATCATGTTTACAAATGTCAAATATGGAGCATTTGAAGTATCAATTCTAACATGAAGTGGAATGGCCTTTTCTAAACTATGATCGTTATCCTGATCATAATCAATAGCATCCAAACTACGAGTTGCAAACCACTGAGTAGCTAATGTAGAATCTACTGTAGCATTTGTATATGGATATGTTGAATTAGTTTTAGGCCAAGTGGACTGATAAAAATAGCCCATTGAACTAGTTTCTGTAGAATGTGAGCTAAAATATAGATGCCTTTCATAGTCGTCAAAACCCGTTACAATAGCATCAGACTTTTGTGTATACAGCGTTACGTTTTTGCTTGAATGATATGAGCCTGAAGATACTACATTATTTAATGTGCCTATACTTGAACTATAATATTCAAGTAATTGCATTTTATACTTAAAATTATCTAGTCTTTCTTTTGCAGAGCCAAAATGTACGAATGATTTGAATAATCTGTAGTCAATTCCAAGATCAGCACTGACTACACCAGATCCCGACAAAGCCGTATTCAGAATTTGCTGTACAGTACTAGAGCCCATTGACATGCCAGACCCAGTTGTCAGTGCAGTATACGATAAATAATCAGTCGACTGCGGGTCTAGCTTATCATGTTTGATAGTAAAATCAGGAGGTGCAATTGGAGTACCAGTTGGAGCAGGCTCACGTGTTACAATTTCAATATCATAAGATACTAAAGGAACTCCAATTGAAACTATATCGAAATTTACACCTGGAACTACTGAATCATCTAACGGTTTGTCTAATTTTAATGTAAGTACAGTACCACGAGCCGCTATTTTAGCATTTAGTATACTGTAAAAGGTTCCATTAACGTAAAAAGCATTGTTGTAGTTTCTAGCCCATTCATTGTCATTCGATGTATCAGCTGAAAATCTTCTAAAAAGAGCCGATTCAAGATCATAATAGGCTTGGTTTGATATATCAAACGGCAAATTTATCTTAATCTCTGTTCTTGAATTAGAAATTCTTGATAAATTAACTAATGATGTAGAAACATTATCGCCACCTTGTGTTAAGAGTGACGTGTACAACTGTACATTGCACGTATATCGACCTGTTTTAGGTTCTAAACCTGATATTGCAGCATTTAAGTCTAAATTTACTAGTCCTTCAACTACGTCTATAGGTATATTAGAACGATAATCTATAACGCTGTCAGATATCTGTAAAGATATAGCAGCTAATGGACTGTTTAGTCCTGTTGGATAGATTGGAAAGTATCCGGTATCAGCAACGTTATAGTTAACTAAATTACTATATGATATTTCCATCTATTAGAATTCCCTAAACTTAATTTTGTAATTTGATTCTACGTCAACTGGACTAATGTCTAGAAAAACATAAGGTATAGTTACATTAAAGGTATTAGTTTCTTCAGTATCAATAAATATCATACCTGTAGGGGACGTAGACGATGCGGTTGTATCGACGACGAAATTAGGTTGTGTGTATTGATAGTCTCTACCTTCTACTCGGTCTTCAGCTAATGCACTTTCTACTACACCTAAAGTCAAACCAGTTTGTGCGTTTATACCTACAGGACCGGCTATCGTAACTTCACCAGATTCTTCGTCAGGTTCTGGCGGTGGAGGTAATTGAGATAACACATATTCGGCATATTCTAGATAATCGCCTTCACCAGACGTATAATTGTCTATACGGTTGACGACCCGTTGTAGTCTATTAGAAGCTGAACCTGTTTGTAGTTCATTCATCAGGTCATTAAGAAACTCCCTAAAAAATACCCGGCCTTCAGTTTCTGTTGTATCATAATTTTCGATGTATTCAGTTATGATAATATAGTATTGTATATCAAAATTAGAACTGCCGAAACTGGCCTGCATCTCAGAAAGAAAATTAGGCACATAATAGAACTGCTCTAAAGAAAGTAAGTTACCAGCGTCCATTTGCTGGAGTCTAACAGGTGTTAACCAATTTGATCCTAAAGACATTTTATTCCTCTATTTCAAATGTTTCAGGTAATTCAATAATGTCTGTTTGACTACCGCTTACAACTTGAAGTACTACCTGATATTTTCTATATGGATAAAACAGGTCAGTATCTAATGCATCTATATAATGTCCTGATGCATTTGCACTTAGCCTTAAGTATTCTTTCATTTGCCACGGCAATAACAAATCACCCGATCCAACGTCTTTAAAATTGTAGTAACTAGAAGAAGGTAGATAGTTTACTGTATCAGCTACTGACGTAGTCGCATATGATGCAGCAGGATAAAGTTCTCTGGCTCCAAATCTAAATACAGGCGATGAGCCAGATCTGTATGACGTTTGTAAGTTCTTATGGTATACTACATAATCGTTTGTAACATCTAATAAAGATCCTGCAGATGATGTTACATATGAAACTGAAGATGTAAACAAGAAAAGAGCAGGTTGATAAATTGTATGAGTACCTGCACCATAATATTCTATAGTACCTTGTCGTGTAGCATTAGCTTCAACCGAGCTTGATAGGTTTACATTTACAAATCTTAATCGGCCAGTATGACCTGCTGAAGCAGACCAAAGAGTTGATACGTTTAAATCGACATCAGTAGACCGGCCATAGTCAAATGTAATAGATGTTCTATTACTTGACGTCTGATTGGTCCAAGCTAAAAGAGATGTTTGATCTTGATGTCCGAAAGTAGCGCCTTCTTGGACCTGCGGGTTAGAATCTCTACGACCTCTTCCGATATAGTATACGTCTGCACTTGACGAATTGAAGCCTACTTCCAAAGAAGACGTTACTGGTAATGCTTCAGCATGTGCAGTAAATACTTTGAGCCAAGCAATAGGATAATTACTGTACTGAGACTCTATACCATTTGGAAATTTAATCAGACCTCGTTTGAGATATTTACCCGTTATTAAACTTGACGAAATAATCTTTCCAACTTGAAAGGTCTCATCTCTATGAAAACTCTGAGATGGATATAGCTCATTCAGTGTAGTTGTAGATATGGCTTTATATACTTTTACTGACATCTTATAGTCCTATTATTCGTCCTTGAATATCACTGTCTGGGAATTTAATTTCCCATATCATAGGATCCTGACTAGGATAAATTACATTTTTATTTGTTGCATCTTCCATATTGTATGTAATGCCAGAATAGCCGTCTGATGTTGCAAATTTATTTGTAAACTTAATGTTCTGAATCATTACAACACCTGGTACAGCATCTAATGTAGCATGTAAATCGCGTATATAGATAGGCTGATTGATTTGCCAGTTATCTGGATCGAAATATTTCTTGACGGCTTCGATACATCTAAGTATTACAGCTTTACCATTTTCATTCGCAGCAGGTACAATATCGAAGTCTAAACCAAAGTTAACGATAAATGCATCTCTAATATTGATAGCATCAGTCAGTAACCTATACTGACTTAGATATTGTTGCAAATTTTCTTTAGTAGACTGTGTGGTCGTCGTATATTTCCTGTCTGAATCATATGACAATACATAAAGATCCATAGCCAACGGGTTTTCAAACTCAATAGAGTTATTGACCTGATCATTTTGTACAATATGAGCTTTAGCAATTCCACCGTACTTAGCAGGTAATGAATATACTCTTGAAATATAGTCCTCAAGTGTTACTGCTCGGTTTTGTGATGCGTATGACGCCAGTGCATTGTACCTTATCTCGTCAATGTCTTCGGAATTTTTACCGCCTGTTGCGGCTTTTGGATTTGTGACCGCTATTGAATCTAGTGTAGCAGTAACTACATTTGAATCTAGATTGTCGGTTGTCAGAACAGTAGTCTTTTCATCAATAGTATTAATGTCGCCTGATGGTACATTAGATGCTATACCGCCGCCTTTAAGATATTCAACGGCTAAAGCGGTATTAGCAGGAGCTTGACCGTATGCACGAGTAAACATAATGTTAGCTGGATCGAATGAACGATCAATGTCTTGTGCAGGACCGATATTCAAAACGTTACCAACTGTATTTGGATTAGGTACAAGTAATTCATCAGGATTACTACTAATGCCAGCACCAAATTGTAATATAGTAAAGCTACCAGAATCTATAGTTGTAGTAAAGCGTCTCGCTGTTCGTCTTAACTTTAAAAGATACGGAGTAGTACTAGTATCAGATGCCCGATCGGGAGAAACTTGCTCATTAGCATGAATCTGATCAAATATAGTGTCCTGAGCTAAATAATCTACTTCAGTCCATTCATCACCATCACTGTCAGTTACCTTAGTAATTTGAATTACGTTATTGGCTCCGAGCTTTGCTTGAAGAAATTTCTCTGGTGAACCTACAGTAATGTTCTCAGTTACAGATTCACCTGAAATAGCCTTTACACCTTTTTTAATTAGATAATTAGTAGGAAGACCTGAAACATCGTCAATACTAAATATTGAAACTTGAGAATCTGAACTACCTGTTGAGGAAAAATCAACTTCGTGTAATGTAGTAAACTTGATAGTTGAATCTGACTCAGCACTACATAACATACCTTCTTGAACTACAGGTGCATATCGCATATCAGGCAAGGTACTTGCTCCACTACCAACTGCAGGTACAACACAGAATACATCTAGTTCTACCGTTGATGGAACACTAGCTTTAGCTTTATAGCCAAGAGCCCTAGCCTGTTGAATAACGTTACTCTTTTCCTGAGCATACTGTAGCATATTTTCTCGTAGAGCATGGTCTGTATAATAACTTAAGATATCACCAACCATTGCAGACGTTTCAATAAACATCATGCCAGGACTAGTTTCATTAAAGTCGTTATACGTATCAGGGAAATATTGCTTTGTAAAGTCAATTATATTTTGCCTGAACGAGGTAAAGTCTCTACTTAGATATTTGATTTCTTTTTTAACCTGAGTCATTATGGCCTTTTACACTGTAATGTCTAATAGATTTACATCTAAGTTTTGATAAGTCGTATAGGTAATGCCGATGTTAACCATATTATCATTGTCTTTGGCTCTAGTAACATTAACGTCTTTTACGTCAACATAAGGAAGCCAATATGCAATTTGAGTAGACACTGCTTCTTCGAGCTTGTCTAAAACATCATCAGTTGAATTGTCAAATAATAACTCATAAATACCGCCACCTAAATTTGGATGATAGGCTCTTTCACCAGGTGATGTTAAAACTAAATTTCTAATGTTAGCTTGTACCTGGTCTCTGGTAGTATAATTTAATCTGAACGGCGATCCAATACGGGATGTACTAACATCTTGATCACCGTCAACAAGTGAAACTGAACTGCCGCTGGTATAAGTTGGATATCTACCGGCATTAGGTTCGCCAAATGGTAAGTCTATACCTATAGCAATTGATGTATCAACATCTAATGGATTTAGAAACTCCTCAGTACCACGCCTATTTCGTAATAGGAACCCGTATTGCTGAATAGTATCTAAAGCATTTGCCATTATTTATTGCCTTTAAACTTTGGATGATTTACCAATTTAGAATAGTCCTTTGTAAAAGCACTAACAAGATCGTCCGGTATATTTGCAGGATTTAACGGATTGCCATTGACGTCCTTGTCCGGAATCGGCACAGCTGCAGGCTGGTTAAAGCCAGCTTGCATTGATGAAAACCTAGATCTCATTGCATCGTTACTAGTAAACGTGTTCATAGTCTTGTATTCTTCAGCATCAGTTTGAGCTAATGCTTCTTGAATGTTTGACGGAGCATGTTGCATTGCAGTTTGCTCTATTGAGGCTTCAACCTCGTTCATCCAACCGTTATCATGTATAACGTTATCGTTAGCCTTTAAAGCTTCAGTAACTTGACGCTTAACTTCAGACTTTACAGTCTTAGCTACTTCGCGCTTGACAAGTTTATATACTATTTCTACGATTTGTTTTTTGTTCATGATCTTTTCCTGTGTACTATAAATAAATATCAATGTTAACTATTTTTCGGCTTTAAGCCCAAGGTATTGAAGCACCTGAAGTATTGTTAACTGCGATGCCTGTTCTGAACCAAGAGTCAATGAGTCCAGATATTAAAGAAGCCTGTGCACTGGCTGTAGCACCGGCTTGTCCGGCTGGAGCTACTGAGCTTAAAACAATTGGAACAGGCGGTGGTGTTGCTGTAAACGCTGGAGCCATACCTGGAACCAACGCTGCTGCATATGCTGTAAGTCCTTGGACTAGCAAAAGTTCTAAATTACCTGCATCAGCTGATACTCCTTGTAAAATACCTAACAGTGCAGTTCGTGCTACGGCTGATGTAGTCGTAGGAGGTGTGACTAAAGACGCATAAGAATCGATAATGTTCGTATACTCAATAGCCAATTGACCTTCAGCAGGCATAGTTGCAGGTGTTCCGAGCCTGGTGAAGCCTGCTATAAGTGTTGCTGGAATTAATGCCATTAAGCGCCCATTTGTTGCATGTCAGTTACAGATTGAATAACAGCTGTTGGATTTGATGCTGCTGCAGTCGGACCCATAGGTGTGTTCAATGTAAGCTGACCAGTAAGTAAGTCGTTAAGAGTCGATGTTAGATTATCTACAACGTTCATTAATGTATTGACGTCTGTTTGCCAATCAGGTGTAGTCATTGCAATTCCTGAATCAGAACCACCTAAAAGCAATGCATCGCTTTTTGATTGTAAAATAACTCGGTCAGATGCTAATATAAGTTGATTGTCAGAATAGCCGTCGACAGGTAGCGGAGCTACAAGCGGGTTAAACGAATCAAATATATCAGGTTCAATGTTGACATCTCGTGTTAGAACAATATGACTACCTTCGTCAAGAGTTTCAATAGCATCATCAACTGTAACATCAGTGCCTGATGATAGGATTAGTGTTGGTGAGTCTTCTTTACCAAATGACCAGTAATGGTCAACAGGTGCTCGCTGTGCAGCATGTGTAAATCGAATAGCCTGACCAAAACGACCTTGCAAAATAGTATCACCTTCCAACATCTGTAGTGGAAAACGTGTTTCTTCAGGAAAGTATTTACCAAGAATAGGAACAGGACTAGATCCGCCATCTGCTACTGTAGCCTTTTCAATTGCATTGTTACTGGTCTCACCGAATATACTTTGTACTGACAGATAGTAAGTTTTAGTATTGGCCGATTGTTGATATACTTCACCCGATGCACCTGTTATCAACAAAACAAACTCACCTACAAGTGGCACCTGATACATGTTCTGGTTGACCGGTTGATAAAATTGACATCTGTCAGCCGGCTTACCAGTATCTTGGGGTATAATTCTAACTTGTGCACATCCTACATAGAATCCGTTTTCAGGGTCAAAACTAGGATGATCTGAATCTAGTATTATATCTAGTACTTCGCCAGACATCACGGAATAGTTAATTCCCTGTGCTGATGCGAATCTATCTGTACCTGTTAAAGCTAGATTAAGAGGATTGTAACCCATCTTTGTCCTCTATCTCTTGTGCAGCAAGAAGAAGTTGTTTCTTTTCTTCTTCTGTTAAGAGTTCGCCTGTTGTTTCGGTAGTTGCATTACGTGCAACAGCTCTCTGAATAATAGCCGCCATCTTAACGAGCTGCTCATCGTTCTTTACACTGATGTCCATATACTCTGCTATTAACGGAACAAGTATAGTTGCATCGCCTATGTTCTTGATCATAGGTTGAAGTTCAGCGATCAATTTATTGATCTGACGTTCCTTTCTTTTCGATGCAGTATATATGTCACTTAATATATCAGAGAATGATTTACCATCAAAAATATTATCTTCTGAAATAGCCATACTGAGTCTCCTTATAAATAAATATCAGGCAAACTTTCCGGTCTTGTAAATATCGTATAGTCTAACGTATTCAGATTTAATGTTGTTGATAACTCTTGTTATAAATTGAGTTTCAGACTTGGTCATTTCACGTATCAAAAGATACAAAGACTTCTTATTGAATTTTTCAATGTTGTACCGAGTCTTAAACAAATGCAAAACAGCGTAGGCTATTGCTTGATCTCTAGGATTCTTATGGTATGACTCCACTTTAGAGTTGTAGTAGTCTATAAAGATATTCATAAAGTCCTTTAAGCCTTCCTGATATTCTGTATAGTGAATCTCATTAACTAAATCACGATCCGTATCAACAACGTTAAGTGAGGCTTTCTGCTTCAGTCGCTTATAAGCCTTATTGTTGTTTTGGATAAGATAGTTTTTTGCTACGATACTAAAATACGAAAATGCTACACCTTTTTCACGAGTATACAGATGTAACTTTTCAAGTAAAAACGTAACAACCTCGTATTTAATATCCGAAGGCGATCCATCCATATAATAAAACTTGAAACGATTGATTATGTTTTCAGAAAGCTTCCAAAGTGGACGATGAATATGTTCGTTGTATATACGATTACGAAGAACATCAGATGTTTCTTTATTGTAGGCGCATATGGCTTCTTCAGTTATTGAAGTGAAGTAATAGCGAGTAGACTTTCTTACTTTACTATTAAACTCCTCCTGAAGTCTAGGTAAATCGTTATAAAATTGTTCAACAGGACTCATATAGATTCCTCTAAATCGTCAATGGTTGATTTAATCGTTTTGAAAGCCTCGCCAATTTCATCATCTGCTTCAAACGAACCTTTAATATCAGCCTGTGTAATAATTGAATGAGCACTCTTAATATTTTGAGATAGTTTGATATTCCGTTCAAGAATAGCGTCATAACTTTCCTCTATCTCTTCAATCTTTCTTAACATGTTATATATACCATACCCAAGAGCAAGTATAACGAATATAGATATAATCAGTGCTACTATCATTGGTCTCCAAATAAACTATTGAACACATCTTTTGCAGAGTCATTCGCCATTGACACTGACTTAGGTTTTGATCTCTTGGTCTTTCTAGTTTCAACAGTTACTGTTTCAGGACTAGATTTCCACGTTTCATATTCAATTCTACTAGCCATCATGTCAGCTTGGTGAATGATAATAGGTAAAGCAGTTGACATAGTTCGGTCTTTACTGTATGGTTTTAGATATTGACCATTACCTTCTTCATATAGTCCATCATGAAGTTTGATACCTAAGTATTCCTGCTCAGTAAGCTTAACGCCATATTGATTCAATAGCCAGATAGATCTATCAGGTACTGACATGAAATTAGTGATCTTGTCATTGTATGTATAGATCTTACCTTGATTCTGTCTGTGCCAGTCAGACTTGTTAGGCACATAAAGATCATTGTCCATATCACCGACTTTGCCTATATCGTGATTAAGAGCCACAAAAACTAATTCAGAATATTGAAAACCGTCTACGTTAGATCCCATAGACTTCCAGAGCTTGTAAAGTTTTTCAGCACATTCAACTACTCTGTTTACATGATCGATATATCCACCGGGAAATGCATTATGGAAATGTTCAAAACCTGATGCAGGCGCCATAAGCAATCGGGCTTCAAGGTCATTGTACATCTCAATTACTGCAGATCTTTTATCACCTGACAACTGAGTGTCGATTGTCTCAACTAATTTAATCCAGTTCGATTGGATTTGTTCTTCGGTTAACTTCATATTATTTCGTCTATTATTCCTAAATCAAGGGCCTCTTCTGGTGAAAGATACAAGTCAGTAATAGCATTTTCTTCCCACCAGATCTTGTCTTTGTTAGTACGTTCACCCAAAAGAGTATTACAATTATTTTCTATCCACTGCAAGTGTTTGTTAGCGGCTCTCATATCACTGGC